GCCGGTGCTCGACGCCGCGCCGTAGTTGCCGGTGCTCGACGCCGCGCCCTGGTAGCCGGTGCTCGACGCCGCGCCGTAGTTGCCGGTGCTCGACGCCGCGCCCTGGTCGCCGGTGCTCGACGCCGCGCCGTAGTTGCCGGTGCTCGACGCCGCGCCCTGGTAGCCGGTGCTCGACGCCGCGCCGTAGTTGCCGGTGCTCGACGCCGCGCCCTGGTCGCCGGTGCTCGACGCCGCGCCGTAGTTGCCGGTGCTCGACGCCGCGCCCTGGTAGCCGGTGCTCGACGCCGCGCCGTAGTTGCCGGTGCTCGACGCCGCGCCCTGGTCGCCGGTGCTCGACGCCGCTCCGCGGTTGCCGGTGCTCGACGCAGGCGACTCCGGGTCGACCGGCTTGCACCGGCTGGTGGTGTACTCGATGGCCGCCTTCACCAGGCCCGCGATGGTCAACTCGGTCTTGATGGAGATCTTGCGGCTGGCGACTTTCGAATCGCCGTCGTGGCGGCTCAGGTCGCCGGACTGCTCGACCAGCGCGAAGCGGCTACCTGCAGGGCGGTAGTAGCCCAGCACATCCAGCGGATACTCGCAGGCGTGGAAGCCGGAGGCACATGCCTCGACATCCCCTTCGTGCTTGTAGGTGCCGCCGATCTCGAACTGGTAGCCGCGGCAGGTCAGATCCTGATTGAAGCCCTTAAATGAGGTAACGACCTCTTCTTTTGCAGGTGCGCGATTAGGCATTCTTGCCTCCAAATGCATGAATGTTTTTCTTGGCCTCTTGATATGCAGCTGAGGCTTGCTCAGGGGTGTCGAAATAACCCAGGAATCGTCGGCGTCCGTTTATCCCGATGCCTGCTTGCCATCGGCCTCGACGCTTATCGAATGCGGCACCGATAAAACCCGATCCGTCGCAGTGAGCCCTGACGTTCTGGCAGTTTTCTGCGTTTGTGCATTCGCGAAGATTGGAGAGCCTGTTGTCAGATCGATCCCCGTTGATATGGTCGATCTGGTCGTTGGGCCATCGTCCGTGTACGTACAGCCAAGCGAGGCGATGCAGAAGGTATGCGCGCCCATCAACTCGCGCTGTTAGGTATCCGCATCCATGTCGAGAAGTTGCTTCATGCCCAGCTCTCTTACCCTTAAGCCACGTAAACACCCCGCTTTCCGGTGAGTACTCCATCAGCGAGCGCAATCGCTCCGCTGTCAGTACGTTTTTACTGGTCATGATGCGTTCCTTTTGAGTGCGAATGCCCTTGGCCGAGGGCGACGTGCGCGCTTTCGGCTGCCGGCGATGCGTCGGCATGCGAAAGAGGGCGAAACGAAGAAAGCCCGTGCGGTGTCACGGGCTTTCGGCGCGGTTGTGTGGCTTGTTGGCGGGAAGCGAGGCACCGGGTTGCACTAGCTCCCCGGTGATACATCGCCCTAACCAGTGCCGACGCATCGGCTTTCCGGTGGATCGGGTAAGCAATCCGTATTGCGCTGACTCCGGCGGCGCAAACGAAAGCAACACCCCGATCAGGATGATCAGAAGCATGTCGATTCCTTGGCGAAAAGGCCCGGCGAGCCGGGCGAAGGATGGGGAAGGTGATGCTCGACGCATCGGAGAATGATCTGGCAGGTCGCTACGCCTGCTTGACGGTCAGGCTCTGGTCATGACTCCTTCGCTTGACCGGTGGGAACGTGGGATGTGATCGCTGGCGTTACGGGTTACCGACCGGGTAGCCGCTTTCATCCATCCACCTCTGCGTGTGCGCTTTCCACGCCGCAGATCACTCTCCGATGCGCCCTGGCTGGGCCAGGGGATCGGGTTAGGCGCTCTGCGCAAGCGCCTCGTCTGCCCTGGAAACAAGCTCCAGAAGCTGCTCAATGCTGGCGGCCGGAACGGTCAAGTTAACCACCTCGGCACCTTCGGCTATTGCTGCGCGAACATCGCCAGGAAGTTCTTTTGCAATCGAATTGCAAAGGCCGTGCAGGTCATCAAGGATGCAGCGCGGCACTTGCGGCTTTCGGATCGACTTCGGCGTGACTTTGTTACCGCCCGCGGCTTTTACCTGGCGCAGCTTGTCGCCGAGCACCTTTCCGGCTTGCTCGCCGTGCTGGCGGACAGCCTGAGCCGCGGTCGTTGCCGCAACCTCGCCGGAGGCAATCATGCGCTGTACGTCGCTGTTGGCATTGCCGACCAGCAGTACCTGGTCGACGTGCTGGCGGGTCTTGCCCATCTTCCTGGCGATCTGTTCGGGCGACCAGCCGAAGGCGGCGAGGCGCTTGTAGCCGTCGGCCAGTTCAAGCTGACTCAGCTTCCGACCTTCCTGGCTGGTGATTACACGTAGCACGCGCTCTGCGTCGTTACCAGCGAAGGCGGTGATCGGTACCCAAAAGTTGCCCTCCGAATCACGGGGCAGTTTCCCTTCGGCATCGAGCTTCAGGTAGGCGCGGCGCCGGCGGTGGCCGTCGACGACGAACATGCCGCCTTCCTCGCGCGGCCTGACCTCCAGCGCCGGTACCGTTCCGCCCTGGTGAAGGAACTCGGCCAGTTCGGCGATGCTCTGTTCGAGATCTTCGCCCTCGCGGCGAAGATTGAAGCCTGGTTCCTCGTGAAGGTCTTCCAGGCGAGCCTTCATCGCGTCCGCGCGTTTCAGGTCGCCGTCCTTGATCATCTGCTTGAAGGACTTTGCAGCCATGGTGTTCTCCTGGTTGTCATCCCGCTGCACCCGGTCGCCCAGGTGCAGAAGTGATGCTTTCCTGCCGCTCATACCTCAGGCAGCCAGCCGCTTGATTCCCGGGTAGAAGCGGCCCAGCGCATCAATGCGGCAGATGGAGAAGGGAAGCTTTACGTAGTGCCAGAACGGCCCAACGTGCTGCGCATACCAGTCATCGGCCATGCGGTTTTCGATCTTCTCGGCGGCTTGGAGATGGGTTGCTTCTTCAAGTACCTCGTTGGTCCAGATATTGATGACCGCCCAGACGTTTTTCGGCTTTTGTTCCATCGCTATGCCCTCCTGGGCTGGTTGTTACGGCAACAGTTCGCCCAGCTCGACGCCGCGCTGGTGATATTCATCGCAGGCCTGTTCGCGGTGTGCCTCGTAGCGATCCAGCGCATCACGCAAGGCCTTGCGCATTTCCTCGGCGCTCAGCTTGTCGAACTGCAGGATGGTGTCCACGTCGCCTGCCAGGTTGACGCCGGCAACGCTGGTGCTGCTGGAGCGACGGTAAAGAGCTTGGATTTTCTGAAGTTCAGTGGCAGCCATTTGTCTCTCTCCCGAGTTGTGTTCGTTGACTTCCCGTCTGGCCCTCGGTGGAGGGCCAGCCAGTGAAATCGGTGCTGCTCGCCGCGCTCAGCTACTGGCGTCTTGCGCGGCGTCTATCTCGTCTGTCATTCCCCTGACTGCGGCGCCGATTGCCGCACGGCACAGCCAGGTTCCTGCCCATTACCGCCGGGATGGCGGGGCGCATTGCATGCCGGGTCATTCGCTCGGTTCGGCTAACTCCTCGTCCGCCGCAGGTTCTTCCTGCGTTGCCCAGGCCCGCATTGCCTGAGCACGGATCGCCGGTCGCCGGTAGAGGCAATGCGATCTGTTGTTGATCTGGGGTCACGTTGTTAAAGAGCGTTCCGGCTTCGCCGAGGCATCTCTGCCTTGCCGCGGCGGTGGATTGCGTTGGCGTGATCAAATAATCACGCAATGTGTTTATTCTGTCAAACACATATCGTGATTTATTTTTCTGTGGGCATGAAAAAGCCCGCACTAGCGGGCTCAGGATTCGGTGTCAGGCGTGGCGGGTACGCTGGGGGCTAACCTTCGCGGGCAACCAGCTCTACCAGCGCCTCAGACGAACCTTCCGGAATTTCCGGAAGGTTGCCATGCAGCGAGGGATAGCGGCGCTGTAGCGAGTTCAGCGCCGGGGTAGGGCGATCGTCAGCTCAGTTGAGAGCCGGGAGGGAAGGGTAGGCGGGCCACGCCAAGCCCATCGGGTACAATCCCTCCATCAAACTGGAGGCCCTATGAGCTACAACCTTGCGAACCTGCCGGCGGATGAACGCCGGGCGATGGAAGACGAGAAGTCGGAACTGTTTGCCTACTGGCAGCAGAACCTGGACAGAGCGAAGGGGGAGGCCGCGCGCATTCTGGGCGAGAAGGACCGGCGGAAGGGGAAGTGGTCAGACTGGGCCGCAGAGCAGATCGAGGCCCTGCAGCCGGAGCAGTATCGGGAGATGGTCAGAAGGGAAGTGGGGCGGTAGGGCGGAAACGAAAAGCCCGGCACTAGGCCGGGCTCGGATGCAGCGGAAGAGTTAGTCTTCTCGCGGGCCACCGTTCAAGGCAGCCAGAACGTGGACCGGATCATTGTCGATGGCCCGGAGCAGGGCGCGCGCCGGCCCTTCGGGATCACGGCGGCCTTGCTCCCAGTTGCGCAGGGTGCCCACAGCAACATCAATTTTCCGGGCAAATTTGGCTTGGGACAGACCAGTAGCACGGCGGATTTCCTTGACCTTCACGGCATCGACGTGGAACTCGCGGGAAGGCTGACGTTCGCCACGCACGATCTCGTCCATCTGGGTCACGCTTTCGACCAGTTCAGCGAAGAGTTCTTTGTCCATGGCTATCTCCAGTTCTCAACGATCTGCCGAAGTACCTTTTTCTGATCGGCAGTCAAGTCTTCCTGCGATGCCTTGTCATAGACCAGCAGGAATGCAATTTGAGAGGCGGATGTGAAGTGGTAGTAGATGACCCGGGCGCCGCCTCTTTTCCCGTGGCCATTGGCAGCAATGCGAATCTTGCGCACGCCACCCGTACCTTCAATGACTGCTCCGGCATCCGGGTGGAGCGTTAGGTCTTCCTGGAGCTTGCGATAGGTCTCGTCGTCTACCAGCGCGAGAATCCGCTTCGTGAAGACTGGCGTTTCGATGAAGATCATCCGTTTCTTCGTGCGTCATTGGCGTAGTGCAACTGTAGCTAATAGTGGCACTAGATTCAATGCTGGCTTTCTGTACAGCTAGTCACCATCTTCAGGATAGAGGTTTCAGCGTAGACCGTGGGCCAGAGGATGGGCCTACCCGGCCACCAAGAAGGGTGATTTCAGGCTGAAAGCCGCATGGCTGCTGGTTAGAAGGGCGGCCTGCAAGGTGGGCCTAGAAACGAAAATACCCGCCGAAGCGGGCTATTGATGCGATCACCAACCTGGTCCAATTCGATCCAGCATCAGCCAGATGACGGAGGTAATCGCTGCCGAGGCGACAGCCCAGGCGAAGAGAAGAACCCAGAAGGTAGGTCTATGTGGTTGCCCCATGGCGTCCTCCTGTGCAGATGCCAGAAAAAGAAAGGCCGCCTCGATCGGGGACGGGCGGCCGGAAAGGTCTCAGCATGGAAACTTCAGCGTAGCAGGCGATGCCGTCATTGCCAGAAACGAAAAAGGCCGCACTCAATAGCGCGGCCTTATCCTGATAGCTGCTGTCTTCCCAGCTCCAGGGCAGTGAAAATCTACCAAAACGGGCAGGGCGGTCAAGGCCTGGCAGAAACGAAAAGCCCCGCGGTGCGGGGCTGTTTTTCAGGAGGGAAGCTTCCCAATGGCTGACAGGATGGGCGCTAGGTATTGCTGGACTACCCACCAGACGGCAGCGAAGAACGAGCCGCCAACAACCAGCAGCGAACTCAATGCCCAAATGGCCATCTGACCCTTGGTAACCATGCGCGCTTCGATACCTTCAAGCCGCGTCTCGACCTTGCCAAGCGCGACTTTAACGTCGGTCATGTCGCGCTCAAGGTTGATGATCCTGGTATCCACGCCATCACCTCCGGTGCCATTGCCGCCTTTGCCGTCTCTTCGGAAGGATACTACATTCTCGCTGCCGCCATGAGGATTGAAGTCAGCCTTACCGGTCATCTGCATCGCTTCCATGGGTAGATGACTCAATAGGGTTCTCATTGAGCCAATGCTGCACCTTGCGGTAAGCATGATGCCTGATTAGTCCGCAGTTCTCACACATGATAGCCAGCGTAGAAATAAAACCAATGCGCTCTTCGGTGTGCATGCCGAGGGGGGACTGGAAAATCGCCGCATTGGTCTCATCTGCCAGGTCATTAATGGTTCTGAATGAGGACGAGCCGCATGACTCACATTTTGTTTCGGATGCCTTGAAACTCAGGAACCTTACGAACTCATCCGCAGTAATCGCGGTGATTGGATTCCTATTACGAAGAGCGTCCAATCTATCTTCCTTTTCCATGCTCTCTTCCCCTGTGGATTCCGCTACAGATCCCGCCCGCCAGATGACTTGGCTCAGAACTTCTGCCCGTTCCACCCATGGATAGCATTGATGAAGTCGTGCGAATCACAGCCCAATGATCTTGGCGTCGATCACCCGACCGATAATCTCCCACTCGTCATCCATCTCTACTGGACGGAAATCGCGCACATTCAGCGGCATCAGATACTCCTTCCCGGCGTCGTAGATGTATTGCTTGAACGTCGTTTCCCCATCCTTGTGCCGGGCTATGTAGAACTTCCCGCTCACCAGATCAAAGCCTTCTGGCCGCACCAATATTGGCGTCTTTTCAGGGAAGCTCGGAGGGGTATCGGATGTCATCGATTTGCCCTTGACCCTCAGCCAGTAGCCTTCCTTGCCGGCGTTCTCTGTAGATGTCAGCCATTCATCGGCGACACCCGGAACGAAGTTGTCGGGCGAGTCGGCTCGCTCGCCCGCGGCTACCCAGCTAATCACCGGGTATTTCTGAGGCGAGCGGGAAGGCTGCAGGATCATCTCGACGTTCTGCTGCTGTTGCACTGGCACAGATCCGACGAGGTCGCCAACAGAAACGTCAAGGGCCTTGGCTATTAGCTCAAGGTCATCGAGCGATGGCTCGCGGATGTCGAGTTCATAGTTTCCCACGCGAGACTGTGAGCCCCAGCCGCAAGCCTTTGCCAGCTTGGCCTGAGAGAGCCCCTTGAGCTTGCGGTAGTGCGCGATGCGTTCGCCGAGAGTGTTCATGCTCGGGATTTTAATCACGCTTTGAAATGTTTCCCTTTCACTAATTGTGTTTGCGATAATCACGATATGTGTTTATTCTGTGGGCAATGACTCACAGGGAGCCAGTTAAATGAACCGTATTCGCGAAACCCGCGAGGGGGCCGGGATCAGCCAGGTCTCTCTTCGTCGACAACTCGGCTGGAAGCAATCCCGTCTCGCCAACTACGAAAGCGGGGTGCGCACGCCCGGCCTCAATGAGGCCCGGGAAATCGTCTCGGCGCTTGTCGCTCTGGGCGCTGACTGCAATTTGGACCAGGTATTCCCTGAGCCTTCGGCACCCATGCCTGTACAGCTGGCGTCCTAGCCATGACCGCCAACCAATTGAACCCCGAGCAGGATGCAAGGGCACGGGAGTTCGAATCCCTGATCCTGAACCGGCTTTTGTCGGTAGGGCAGAAGACTGTCGCCGATGCAATCAGCGTGAGCGAATCGACGGTGAGCCGCTGGAAGGAAGGCGAGATCGAGCGCTGGTGCAAGGTGCTTGCGCATCTCGGCCTGCAGCTGGTGCCGGAGCAGGCGGTGGTAGTGAACGCGGACTACCTGCGCTCGCTGGAGACGCTGGCAGAACTTGGGCTGCGCGCCGAGAAGAAGCGGCCTGGTCCGCTGGGGTGGGACTGAAATGGTCCGCCAACGCCTAACCGCTGATGACTATGCCGAAATGGCGGTAGCTGCCGAAGAGCTGGCGGAACGGAGCGTTGGCGTTCGGAAGGAAATGAACAAGGCCCTGCAGCAGTACTACAGGGCCTTGTCGGTGCGTGGCTCGGTGGCAGCCGAGAAACGCGGGGTACATCAAGTCGTGACAGGTGAAGTATGCAGCCTAGAACTCTGACTTACAACGCCGTGGAACTTCGCCCGGCGAAGAACGCCATCGCCATCTGCCAGGGCACGGAAGTCGTGATCATCACCCTGGACCAACTCCACCAATTCACAACTGATCTCTGCGTCCTCGCCGCCTGGATGCGGGAAGACATGCGCAATCCGCTGGAGGAAGAGGAATGAACTTCTATCCGTTCCATCCTGGCGACTACATGCTCCGCACTGCCCACTTGGAGCCTCTGGAAGACCTGGCGTATAGGCGACTGTTGGACCTGTACTACGTCAGCGAGAAGGCACTTGAGGGCACTGCTGAATCCATCGCGCGCGTCATCCGCATGCGCTCAAGCGTTGCTGAAGTGGCTGCTGTACTCGGCGAATTCTTCGTGGAGGAAGGCGGTTGCTGGAGCCACAAGCATTGCGATGAGGTGATCGCCAAGTACCGCGAAAAGGCATCCATAGCCGCCGAAAACGGCAGGAAAGGCGGTCGTCCGCGCAAGCAGGAAGAAAGCCAACAGGAACCCGAAAATAACCCAGGAAAAACCCAGCCGGTTATTTCTGGGTTGCAAGAAGAAAGCGGATCGAAAACTAACCAAGAACCAAAACCAAATAACCAAGAACCAAAAGATAACCCCCCCAACCCCCCTGCTGGGGGCGGCGAGGATTCGAGCGGTTATCCGCAGGAGTTCGAGGCGTGCTGGGCGAAGTACCCGAAGCGTGCTGGCGGGAATTCCAAGAAGGCTGCCCACAAGGCCTGGGCAGCACGAATCCGTGAAGGCGTGACTGCCGAGGCTTTGGACACTGCTGTGCAGGCCTATGCCGCCGAGATGATCGCCAAGAGCAAGGTCGGCACCGAGTACGTCAAGCAAGCCGCGACGTTCTTCGGTCCGAACGAGCACTGGCGGGAAGCCATCCAGCCGGCGAACGTCCATCCGATCCGCAAAGGGCTCGGCCCGGACGGAAAGCTGCTGCCCGGATATTTCTGGCATGAGGCCGATATCGACCTGCCCGCCGAGAAGCGCCGCATCCTGAGCGAAGAGGTGTTCGACCGTGTAACCGGCTACCGCTGGGACTACCTGCGCTCCAGGGGGCTGGCATGACTCCCTCGGAGATCGCTCAACGGCTCGCTGACCGCGTGATCGACGTTTCGCATCACCTGCTGCCCGGCGGCAAGCGTGAGGGCTCGGAGTGGCGTGTCGGCAGCGTGAACGGCGAGAAGGGCCAGAGCCTGGGGGTTCACCTTAAGGGCGAGAAAGCAGGTGTCTGGTGCGACTTCTCGACCGGTGAAACCGGCGACTTGCTGGACCTGTGGCGCGCTGTCCGTGGTTGCGACATGGGCACCGCACTGACCGAGGCGAAGTCATACCTTGGGATCACCGAGCCAAAGCTCGAAGCGCCGTCGAGGAAGGCCTACGTCCGTCCTGATCGCCCGAAGTGCAAGACGCCTATCGCGGAATCCCCGGTGATGGAATACCTGGCAGGCCGCGGCCTGAAGCCAGAAACCATCGCGGCGTTCAAGATCGGCGAGAAGGGCCGGGATATCGTGTTCCCGTTCCTGCGCGACGGCACCCTGATCCACTGGAAAACCCTGTGCATCGACCGCGAGAACGGCAAGAAGAAAATCTTCGCCTCGAAGGACTCGGAGCCGTGCCTGTTCGGCTGGCAGGCGATTCCGGACGGCGCCCGCGAAGTGACGATCACCGAGGGCGAGATCGACGCCATGACCGCCTGGCAGTACGGCCGGCCGGCGCTGTCGGTTCCCTTCGGCGGCGGCAAGGGCGAGAAGCAGGCGTGGATCGAACACGAATACTCGCGACTCTCCCGGTTCGACGTGATCTACCTCGCCATGGACAACGACGAGGCCGGCAAGCAGGCGACCGAGGAACTGATAAAGCGCCTGGGGCGTGAACGCTGCCGCATCCTTGACCTGGGTTGCAAGGACTTCAACGAAGCCCTGGATGCCCTGTACTACACCCGCGACGACATCGACGACTGCTACGCCAAGGCCAAGACGCTGGATCCCGAGAAGCTGGTAGGAGCTGAGTCGTTCGTCGATGAGGTTTGCGCCGAGTTCTTCGAGCGCAACCCGGTGGTCATGGGTATGGCCACGCCCTGGGAGAAGTCCCGCGACATGATCCGCTTCCGCGACAGCGAGGTCACGATCTGGACCGGCTGGAGTGGGCACGGGAAATCCCAGCTCCTGAACTACCTCGCCTTCCACGGCATGCGCCAAGGCGAAAAGTTTTGCATCGCCTCGATGGAAATGCCGGCCAAGCGCACCCTGCAGCGGATGGTCCGCCAGGCCGCCGGCCTCAACCAGCCTTCCCGCGGTTACATCCACGCCATCCTGCAGTTCCTGGGCGGGCGCCTCTGGATCTACAACCAGATGGGCTCGGCCAACACCGCCGAGATGATCGACACCTTCCGCTACGCCGCTCGCCGCTACGGCGTGAAGCAGTTCGTCGTCGACAGCCTGGCGAAGCTGGGCATGGCCGAGGACGACTACAACGGCCAGAAGCAGGCCATGGAAGCCATCGTCGGTTTCGCCCATGAGATGGGCGTCCACGTCCACCTGGTTGCGCACCCGCGCAAGGCGGACGACGAAGCCAAGATTCCCGGGAAGCTCGATGTTCGCGGCGGCGCCATCCTCACCGACCTGGCCGACAACGTGATCACCGTCTGGCGCAATAAGCGCAAGGAAGAAGCGCTCAAGGCAAACGACGAAGACCAGGCCGAGTACTTCGGCAAGCAGTCGGACGTGAAGATGATCATCACCAAGCAGCGCCTGACTGGCGTCGAGGAATCCATTCCGCTCTGGTTCGATCCCGCATCCGCTCAGTACATGGAGCGCGAAGGTCACAAGCCCCGCCAGTGGGTTGAGTACTCCGGGATCGCCCAACAACAAGCCGATCAGGAGGCCGCATGAAACGTTGCTGGACCGTAATCCTCGGCACCAAGCGCTTCACCATGGTGCTGATGGAAGACTGCGACCCGCTGCAGGTCGTTCGTTCGATCTGGCCGACTGCGGAGGTGGCGTGATGACTGACAAATACCTCGCCGCCATCGTTCGCCATGAGCTGGCCGCCCAGGCAAACACCCGTCTCAGTCGTGAGATTGGGGAAGCCTTGGCGAAATGTCCGGTTAACGTCGAGCTCGGGCAATGGGAAACCACGAATGCACGTCGTGCAGAACTGACCGCTCAGGACGGGCGCTCCAAGACACACGTCTGGATGGCCCTGAACTTCACCGATATCGGCAGCCAGGGATACCCCGTCCGCCTCCACATGGAGGAGATTGCCGACTTTCTCGCCGAAGACCCCGTATGCGAGCACTGCCAACTGGCATGGCAGCTGATTCTCCAGCGTAAACAGGTTCGCGAAGAACTGGGCAATGCGAAACGTGCGATTCGCAACATTGGTCGCGCCGCTCTGGCGAAGGAGACTCTCCATGGCTGAATTCGAGATCGAGTACATCCACAACGGCGCCCACCGCGTCGCCGTGATCTACGCCGATGACCACCGCGATGCCTATCAGGCCTTCGAGTCGATGAAGTCCAACGGCGTCATCGGTGACGAGATCGTCGAGCGCGGCGATGCCGGCATCGAAGTCGAGCGGAGGGCGAGTCATGGCTGATCTCCAGCTCCGCACCGAATCCGACCGTCGACGCCTGCTTGGCTTCATCTCAGGACTGGATCTGAGCAAGCCTCGCAAGGTGGCCATCAGCGAAGTCCGCAGCAAGCGCAGTGATGCGCAGAACAGGCTTCTTTGGATGTGGAATGGCGAGATCCAGAAGCATCTGCGCGAGTCGTTCGGCCAGATCGCCAGCTCAGAGGAATGGCACGAGATTCTGGTAGCCAAGCTCTGGCCTAGCCAGGTCCACCCGGTAGAGCTCCCGGACGGCACCAAGTACCGCGTCGGTCGCGCCAAGACACGCTCCTTCAACATCCAGCAGATGACGACCTACCTGGAACTACTCGACGCGTACTGCGCCGAGCACCTGGGCCTTCTGCTGCCGCACCCCGAGGACTTAATGATGGCCATCTACGGCGAACGCAAGGAGAGGGCGGCATGATCTGGGTTGTTGCTCTAATCCTGGCTTTCTCCGGCCAGCCAGCCTGGGCGGCGATTGTCTGTCTCATCGCAATCATCGCGGAGGCCTGATGATGCTCGCCCGCCAGCCCCGCCCGAAAAAGTGCCAGAACACCGAGTGCGGCACCAAGTTCATCCCTCAGCGCCTGGGGCAGCGAGTCTGCTCGCCTGCATGCGCCCTGGCCACCAAGGACAAGCACCAGGTTCCAGCGCGAAAGGCCATAGCCGACCGCAACCGCCGGGAGGTCAGGGCGCGGAAGGAGAAGCTGAAGAGCAGGGCAGAGCACTTGAAGGAATGCCAGGCAATCTTCAACCAGTACATCCGGCTCCGGGATACGGATAAGCCCTGTGTGAGCTGCGGCCGTCCCGCTACCTGGGATGGCCAATGGCACGCGTCGCACTACCGCAGCGTCGGCTCCACGCCGGCCCTCCGCTTCAGCCCGCTGAACGTGCACCGCGCTTGTTCCATCTGCAACTCGCACCTGAGCGGCAACATCATGGGATATCGGCCTGAGCTGGTGCGGAGGATCGGGGAAGAGGCAGTCCTGGCGCTGGAAGGGCCTCATGAGCCCCTGAAACTCACCATCGAGGATATCAAGGCGCTGAAGGCCAAGTTCCGGGCCTGGGTGCGCGAACTGAAGGCCGCTACTGAAAACTACAGGGGAGAGACGGCATGAAGAGCAAGCAGCGCGGATTCATCGGCAATGGCATCGAACGCGCAATGGCTTTCGCCTTCATTGCGGTTGCGATTGTCTCCGCAGTTGGCGGCTGGGCGCTGATCGAGGGCGTCATCTGGATCTTCAAGCATCTGACTATCGGATGGTCCGCATGACACTAGCCGAATACGTGGCCCAGCAATGGGCAATCCTTCGAGAGTACGGGCTGATCAAGGGGGAAGGGGAATGAAGCTGAACAGCGCTCGCACAGCATGGCATGAGGCGTTCTATGGAAAGCGGAACAGCAATGCCAACCACTTCGCGACCATCCATAGGCTCGGCACCCAGATCCAGCAGACCGAGATCGATCGCTCCCTGGACCACTGCGAGCATGGCGTGCTGGCCGGCTACGTTCAGCAGGCGGTCGCCAGTCTCTCGCCTGACCTGCAACTGTTCGGCCATCACATGTACGGGCCGGAAGGAATCATCGGCGATCCCGATGACGTCCGTGAGGCGGCAGAGTCTCTAGTATTCGGGCTGGCCTACAGCCGCGGTGAGAAGATGTACGCCAAGAAGTTCGAGAAGGCCCGCCATGTCACCGCAGGCGTTCTGGAACGGTATCGTCGGATGCATCAGGGAGGGCAGAGCTCCATGCCTGATCCCATGCCGACACCTGAAGCGTTTCGCGCCTGGATCTTCGCTCGTCACGGCATCGACCTGGACTCGCGCAACTGGGCTAGGGAATGGCAGCCCTTCATCGATGCCTGTTTCCTGGCCTGTGATGACCTGGACAAGCAGGCGCTGATCCCGGTGTCGAGCATCCTCGCGGTGATGAAAGAGGCCGCTTGAAACAGAACGCTATAACGTATTGACAGAAATGTGCGGCTAGTACATGCTATTTCCCATAACTCGAACTCCCCCTGAGGAAGTTCAAACCTTGAGGCCCTGGCAAATCGCCGGGGCTTTGTCGTTCTAAGGCAGCTGTAGACCACCGGTAGGTTGCCAGCCTCATAAGCTGGAGATACGGGGTTCGATTCCCTGCGCTGCTACCAAATCCTTCTGGGTTGCGACTACGCGGCCGAGGATGGTCAAAGGTGGAACCCGGTCCTACCTCGACCTAATACTCCGGGACAACGGCATGTAAAACCTGGCGAGCTGCGGCGCGAAGGCACCGTAAGCGCTCTGTAAGAGCACCGGCCCCAGGGCTTGCCATAGGACTGCGCTCTTCGCGCAGCGCCTTGGACACGCAGGCGGAAAAGTGAAGTGGGAGCGGGTGGAAGCCCCGCACTGATCCTGATCGGAGGTCGCCATGTCTCATCGCCCGAACGACGTCGCAACCCTGAACATCATCGGCTGGACCGTCATCTCGGTCCTGACCTTCCTAGTCATCAGCCTCATCTAGTTCCGCGCCCCCAGCGCCTTAGCCCGGTATAGCCATAGGCCCCGGGCGTTTTCTTCCTGGAGAAGCCTCATGTCCGACAGCGGAGCCGTCGCAGTAGCCGGCCTGATCGGTATTGGCGGGGCGTCTCTTCTCGGCTTCGACGTCAATGCGGTGATCGGTGCTTTCGCCGGGGCGATGTTCTTCATCGTCTACGCCAAGGATCTCTCGCACTTCGGACGTCTTGGCTATTTCATCGCATCCTGGATCGTCGGCTACTACGCCTCGAGCGAGTTCCTCGCCAGGGGATGGGCTCAGACCTCCGGCCTGGCAGCCGCTATCTGCGCCGCAGTATTTGTCGTCGTTGCCGTGGGGCTGCTGGATTGGGCCAAAGGTGGTAAGGCCCCTACATGGCTCCGCTTGACTCTCTCGTGGCTCCGTAACGCTATCGGAGCGGGTGGTCGGAATGGTTGATCCCTGGGCGTTAGGTGCTGCGTTCATCTGCAGCGCCATCTGCGTTCGAATCGCCTCCTACCGCCGAGAAGGTGCGCGCTACCGGGCTGGCGTTTCGCTACTAGCCTACCTGCTGTGTGTTGGGACCGGCTGCTACTCGCTGACGGTCTACCTCGACATGCTCAGGGGGCACAGTCACGCCACCTTGTCACCCTGGCTGCTGATCATCCTGCTTGTGCTGGCCGTGCTCGTATATCGCGCCCGCGGCAACGTCGCCCGGATCATCCAGATTGACTGGGAACAGCGCTGGAATGGCGTGAATCGCCGGAGGGCCAAGTAATGGCCACCTGCCAACTGACCGTGAGCATCAAGCGCGCATGGTGGGTGATCCCCTATCTGCGCGCCTGCATGCTCTTCGCCTGGCTGACTGGCATGGAGCCGGACGGCGAGAAGATCGCTGACACGGTGATGCGCGGCATGAAATTCGAGTTCAAGAGCCAATGACCTGCGAAATCAACAGCCTTGCAGAGCGCCAGCCTCATGTTGCTGTGTCCTGTACCGATGGCGTCCACGTTCTCCCAGTGAGTCTGCTGCGCGATGTCATCGCCGGTCGTGTGGAGGCTTCGATACTCACCGAGCCAGTGCTTCGGCGCGTTGTTCAAGAGTGGCTTCTATTCACCCAGGCCGGCCAGGGCTAACAGAAATGACTACCAAGCAGACCGACTGGGAAGCTATCGAGCGCGCCTTCCGCGCCGGCGCCCTGTCGATCCGCACAATCGCAGATCGCCACGGGGTAAGCGACACCGCTATCCGCAAGCGTGCAAAGGCTGGCGGATGGGAGCGCGACCTCTCCGAGCAGGTCCGCAAGGAAGTTCGCAACAAGTTGGTTCGCGGCGAGGTTCGCGACGATCAACCTGCGAACCCTGAGGACGATGCCGGGATCATTGAAGAGGCGGCTCAGGAAGGCGCCACCGTTGTTCGCTCCCATCGCCGTGACATTCGCAAGGCCACAAACCTTGCTGATCTGCTGATGGATGACCTGCTGCTGACCATTCGCAAGCGGGAAGAGATCGAAGACGCAATCGAGGATGAGACGCGTGAGGACAAGAACGGGATGCGCCGGGCCAGCATGCTCGCCGCAGTGGCGCTGCCCAGCAATGCCAAGACCTTGTTCCAGCTTTCCTCCGCCATGAAGAACCTGCAAATCCTGGAGCGCCAGGCGTTCGGCCTGGACGACAAAGACACCCCGGCCGATTCGGACGAGCTGTCCAAGCTGATGGATGAGCTATCGAAGGAAGCCTGAGCATGAAACCCGAGCACTTGAAGCTGCTCAGGGACAAGCAATGGCGCCTGAACAACCTCTACTTCATCACGGACCGGCACGGTAAAAAGGTCAGGTTCCGGATGACGCCGGAGCAGCTCGATTACTTCGAGGGGCTGCACACCCGGAACATCATCTTGAAAGCCCGCCAACTGGGCTTCACGACTGAGCAGTGCATCATCCAGTTGGATGCCGCGCTGTTCGAGTCAGCTAAGTGTGCCTTGATCGCCCACACGCTGAACGACGCCAAGCGCCTGTTCCGCGAGAAGGTGAAGTACGCCTACGACCATCTGCCTGACCAGATCAGGAAGGCGAATCCGGCGCGCAACGATGCGGCCGGGGAGTTGGTGTTCGCCAAGGGTGGCTCGCTGTACGTCAGCACCTCCTTCCGCGGCGGCACGCTGCGATACCTGCATGTCTCCGAGTTCGGGAAGATCTGCGCTAAGTACCCGGACAAGGCCAGGGAGATTGTCACCGGCGCCTTCGAGGCCGTAGCCGCCGATTGCGTTGTCACCATCGAGTCGACCGCTGAAGGCCGGGCCGGCTACTTCTTCGACTTCAGCCAGGCGGCCGAGAAACAAAAGATCACCGGCGCGCCGCTGGGCAAGCTGGACTGGAAGTTCTTCTTCTTCCCCTGGTGGCGGAGCCCTGAGTACCAGGTTGAGCCGCTCTCGGCGCCACCGCAGCGCCTGCAGGACTATTTCAAGGAGCTTGAGGCCAAGCATGGCATCAAGCTGACCGAAGGCCAGAAGGCCTGGTACGTCGCCAAGGAGCGAACCCTCGGCGACGACATGAAGCGGGAGTACCCGTCGACGCCGGCCGAAGCGTTCCAGCAGTCGGTCGAAGGCGCCTACTACGCCAAGCAGTTCTCGAAGCTCTACGAGAAGCAGCGCATCGGCGCTCTTCCTGACAATAGCCACCAGCCGGTGCACACCTTCTGGGACATCGGCGTCGGCGACTCCACCGCGATCTGGTTCATTCGGGAGGTCGGCGAGGAGTTCCATGTCGTCGACTACTACGAGAACAGCGGCGAGGGACTTCGGCACTACATGAAGGTGCTGAAGGACAAGGGCTACCAGTATGGCGAGCACTGGGGACCGCACGACATCGACAACCGGGAGTTCGGCAGTGACGGCAAGACGCGGCGCGAGCTGGCGAAGGAAGGCTACGAGATCGACGGCCAGAAGTACTCCATCCGGTTCAACGTGGTGCCGAAGCTTGGTGTCGATGAGGGAATTGAGCAGGTTCGCGAGATCCTGCCGCGCTGCGCGTTCGATGACGCAATGTGCGAAGAGGGCCTGAACGCCCTGGAGAACTACCGCAAGGAGTGGGACGAGAAGCACGGGTGCTGGAAGGACAAGCCCCTGCATGACTGGTCGTCCCACGGATCAGACGCATTCCGATACTTCGCAGTGGCGAAGACCAAGCGCATTCGCAAAGCAACCTCCGAGCCCCTAAGGATGTAACCCAATGAGCGATGATCCGAGCATCGTCAGCGTCGACGTGCAGAAGATGCGTGCCCATTGGGCCATCGTCAGTCCGCTGATGGGCGGAACCGGGGCGATGCGTGCGGCTGGGGAGGAGTTGCTGCCGCGATGGCCGGCCGAGGACTCCGAGTCCTACAGGTGTCGTCTCATGACGTCCACCTTGCTGCCTGCATACTCGGAAACCGTGGTGAACATGGGCAGCCGGGTGTTCGCCGAGCCGATCCACCTGATGGATGATGTTCCGGCGCGCCTGCGCGAGTACTGGCAGGACATCGATCAGCAGGGTAACAACGGCACCGTGTTCGGCCGCGGCTGGTTCGAGGACGCCCTGGCCAAGTCCATCAGCTTCGTCTACGTCGACTACCCGCAGAACCCGGCCAGCGAATCGGAGGGCGAGACCATCGTTACCGAGGCGGACGTCATCGCTACCGGCGCGCGGCCCTACGCTATCCACATCCGCCCGGAGCAGGTCTTGGGCTGGAAGGAATCAGGCGGTCAGCTCCTGCAGTTCCGCTACGAAGAGTGCGTTTACGAGGACGAAGGAACATTCGGCCAGAAGGCTGTACCTCAGATCCGCGTTCTCGAGCCGGGCAGCTGGGCTATCTACCGGCACGCCGGAAAGGATGGCTGGTACGTTCACGAGGAAGGGGCCTCAAGCCTCACCTACATCCCCATCGTACCGTTCTACACCAAGCGCACCGGCTTCCTAACCGGAAAGCCGCCACTGATGGAGCTGGCCTACCTGAACGTCAAGCACTGGCAGAGTCAGAGCGACCAGGACACGATCCTGCACTACGCTCGGGTGCCGATTCTGTTCGGCGCAGGCTTCGAGCAAGAGCACGCCGTAGTTGTCGGCGGTGGCACGCTCGTGAAGAACGACAAGATCGAGGCGAAGCTCTCCTACGTCGAGCACGAAGGCAAGGCCATCGACGCCGGCCGCAACTCGCTGAAAGACCTGATCGATGAGATGCGCATTGCTGGCGCCAAGCTGCTTCGACTTGAAAATGCGGCGCCGAAGACGGCAGAGCAGGCCCAGGAAGATGCAGCAATCGAAATGTCGCCGCTTCAGATGATGTCTGGCCAGTTCGAAGACTCCGTCGCCCAGGTTCTTCAGATCATGGCCGACTACATCGGCGAGACCGAAGGTGGCCACGTGCAGGTGCGCGGCAATTTCGAGACGGACTACGTACCGGAAACTACCATGCCGCTGCTGCTCAACATGGCAGCTCAAGGGCGTCTGTCGGACCAGACCCTGTTCAACGAGTACCAGCGCCGCGGCGTGCTCTCCAGCGAACTCGACTGGGATTCGGAGAAAGAGCGCATCGACCAGCAGGGTCCTCCGCTCGGGCTGATGGGCGCCGGCAGTGGCAACGGTTAACGACAAACTGGCCGACGCCGAGGTAGCGCACGCTGTCAGCCTGCAGCGCTTCAGCAACGGTGTCGTCCAGCGGATGATCGCGCTGCTGAACAGGGTCGACAAAGACCTCTTCGCCCGGTTGATGGAAGCGATCGAGCAGATGCCGCCTGGCAGCTTCACTGTGCAACGCCTGGATCAACTGCTGCAGTCAGTGCAGAAGATCAATGCGCAGGCCTATCAGGCGCTCCGGAGGGAACTGGACGCCGAGATGCAGGCCTATGTTGCATATGAGGCGGACTACCAGCACAAGCTGTTCCTGAACACCATCCCGGAGCCTGTCCAGGTGGTGGTGCCGATCAACTCGGTTAACGCGCAGCAGGTCTACGCCGCAGCGATGGCCAGGCCTTTCCAGGGGAAGCTGCTGTCGGAGTTCACCAAGGACCTAGAAGCTGATCGCATGACCCGGGTGCGCGACGCGGTCCGCATCGGGTTCGTGGAAGGGGAGACCGTTGACCAGATGGTTCGCCGGATTCGCGGAAGTCGCACCGCCGGCTACGCAGACGGCCTGCTGGAGATCGACCGCCGCAACGCCGAGGCGATCGTTCGGACTTCTGTGAACCATCTGTCCAACTTCACCCGCCAGGCGTTCTACGCGGAGAACGACGACCTGGTGGATGAATGGCAGTTCCTTGCCACGCTGGATGGCCGCACCACCATCACTTGCGCAAGCCTATCCGGGAAGACCTTCCCGATCGGCAAAGGCCCGATGCCGCCGCGGCACATCAACTGCCGCAGCACTTCGACGCCGGTGATCAAGTCATGGGAACAACTCGGGCTCACCAAGGACGAGATCGGCAAGGGCACCCAGGCCAGTATGGACGGGTACGTCGCCGACGACGTGACCTACAGCGACTGGCTCCGCAACAAGCCGGCCGCCTTCCAGGACGAGGTACTTGGCGCCACTCGCGGCAAGCTGTTCCGCGACGGCAAGGTGGACATCGACAAGTTCACCAACGACAAGGGCAAGGTCTACACCCTGGACGAGTTGAAGAAGCGCGACGAAGACCTCTTTGAGCGGGCGGGAGTTGCGGCGTAAGATCGCTGCATGACCGACAAGTACCCATTCAAAGTTATCGACGGGACCCCGCCACCGGACACGCCAAAGCAGCGTGTGATCGACCGTGTGAAGAAGGGGCGCCCCGCGTATCAGGTCAGTTGCCACCGGTGCGGCTGCATCGAGGTGATCGAGACAAGGCTCGGCATGATCGTCAAGAACGGCAAGCCCTCAGGTGGCACAAAGCAGCTTCTCTGCGCGCATTGCTTCATGAAGGGCGAGAGGGTGGTGGTCGGATGATGGATGGATATGCGCTTTTCGCTTGGCCTGACTATGAGGCCCTTGGCGGCCTGAACGATATGGTGTGCTGCGGAACCATTGAGTTCTGTCGCGAGAGGATGAATCAAGGTGGCTACCTGCAAGGATGCAATGAAGCCCAGATTGTTCTGCTCGCCAATGCTGAAGTCATAGAGAGCTTTCAGCGTAATGGCCGCGAGTGGGTTAAGTGCCAACAGGCATAGTGCTCAGATAATTCCCAAAGCCCGCCACTGAGCGGGCTTTTTCTTTCCAGCCTCGGCAATGCCGGGGCTTTTTTATGCGCCAAGGGCGCCAACAGTCCCAAGGGGATAACACATGTTCCAACTCAAGCAGCTGTTCATGCAGGAAGAAGGCGGCGAAGGCGGTAACGGTGGTGGCGGCCAAGGGCCGGAGATCACCCCCGAGATCCAAAAGCTCATCGACGACGCAGTGGGCGCAGCGGTAGGCGGCCTCAAGTCGAAGAATACCGAGCTCCTGGGCAAGCTGAAGGAAAGCAGCGACAAGCTGAAGACCTTCGACGGTATCGATCCCGAAGCCGTGAAATCCATCCTGCAGCGCTTCTCGGACGACGAAGAGGCCCAGCTCATCGCAGCGGGCAAGATCGACGAAGTCCTGAGCAAGCGCACCGAACGCATGAAGTCCGGCTATGACCGCGATCTGCAGGCCGCCCGCGACGAGGCCACCCGTCACCAGTCCCGTACCGAGAAGTTCGCTTCCCGGGTGCTGAAGGGCGAGGTGATCGGTGCCGCCACCGACGCCGGTGTCCACAAGTTCGCCATGGAGGACGCCATGCTGGCTGCTTCGCGCGACTTCGAGTTGGACGATGAGGGAAACCCCATCGCCAAAGAAGGTCGCTTCGGCAAAGACGGCAAGCCGCTGACCCTCAAGGAGTGGTTCGCGGACATGAAAGAGACTCGCCCGCACTGGTTCCCTGCCAATGGCAGTGGTAGCGGCGCCGGCGGCACCGGTAGTGAGGTTCGGCCCGGTACTCCGCGGTCCAAGATGTCCGCCAAGCAGAAGGCCGAATACATCAGCAAACACGGGAAAGACGCGTACCTCGCGCTTCCCGCCTAAGCCATTGGGAGAATGAATCATGGCCGCAGGCAAAGCTTCTGACTTCAAGGTCTATCAGGACCAGTTCCAGGCTGGCGTCGTTGAGACGCTGACCCAGAACAGCAACGCGTTCAACGCAGCGTCCGCCGGGGCCATCAGCCTCGCCACCATCAGCCGTCGCGGCGACTACTCGCAGCAGGCGTTCTTCAAGAACGTGGCCGGCCTGGTGAGCCGTCGAGACACCACCTCGGTAGCGGATGCCACCATCCTGCCGATGACTCAGGACGAGTGGATCAGCGTCAAGCTGAACCGCAAGATCGGTCCGGTCGACCAAACTCGCGACGCCTTCCGCAAGATCATGGCAGGCCTGGCCGAGGACGAGATGAGCTTCCTGCTCGGCGAAATGGCCGCCAAGGCCATGCAGGTGGAAATGCTCAACTCCGCCCTGCGCGCCGGTCGCGCCGCGCTGAACGCCCAGGCCGCGGTGAAATACACCATCCCCACCAACGGCACCCTGGGCACCGCCGGCCTGGTCTCTGGCCTGTCGAAGTTCGGCGATGCCGCCAGCCAGATCGTCTGCTGGGTGATGCACTCCAAGGCCTACTACGACCTGGTCCAGGCGCAGATCACCGCCAACATCGACGGCGTGTCGAACTTCAACGTGGCCACCGGCACCCCGATCACCCTGAACCGTCCGGTTCTGGTGACCGACTCCGATGCCCTGGTGATCACTGCCGGCTCCGGCTCGGCCGCCACCACCGACTATATGACCCTCGGTCTCACCGTCGACGGCCTGAAGGTGGAGAACACCGAGGAAGAGGAGCTGGTCATCGAGAACGTGACCGGCAAGGAAAACCTGATCACCCGTCTGCAGGGCGAGTTCGCCTACAACATGGGCGTGAAGGGCTTCAAGTGGGATATCGCCAACGGCGGCGCCAACCCGAACGATGCCGCCCTCGGCACCGGCTCCAACTGGGACGCCGTGCGCGGCTCCTACAAGGACTTCGCCGGCGTTATTATTCAATCGAGGTGATTGAATAGTCCTTGCTATTCCATGCGCCACAAATGAAAATCGGCGCATGGAACAAGCAAGAGTTGATGCAAAAAATGCCGGCGCACCTCGCTACTCATCCAATCGGCCATGCAAGCGCGGCCATGTTGGGCTGCGCTATACGTCGAATGGGAACTGCGTCCAGTGCGACAACGAAGTGCTTGCAACTCGTCGCCGCGCAAAGCTGACATACACGGCAAGAGTTGCCAAAGGCCTGTGCGCGTACTGCGGTGACGAGTTCACAAAAACCAACAACGCCAACAAGTTCTGCTCAGTGGCCTGTAGGTTCTGGTCGCGTGTTGATCGGCGTGGCGAGGACGAATGCTGGAATTGGATCGGCGGGAAATTGCGCGCTGGCTATGGTTCGTTTTTTGTGGGTAATGACTGTCGAGTCAGGGCGCACGTCTACTCTTACGAAATGGCCAATGGGCCACTTCCAGAGTCTGTAGAGGAAATGGATTCCAGAGGTGTCTGCGTCTGTCATCGCTGCGACAACCCTGGATGCGTGAACCCGTCCCATCTGTTCATCGGCTCGCACACTGACAACATGGCTGATATGACTGCCAAGGGTAGGCATGTTGGAAGACGCGGAATGAAAAAATACGGTGCCGATGTTGTGCTCAAGGTGAATGAGCTTCGTGCGCTAGGTATGTCGCAAGAAAGAATTGGATGGATGCTGGATATTCCTCAAACCATCGTCAGCGCCATGCTGCGTGGCATGTACTAATTAAGCTGCTGTTCCTGCCAAGAAAAGGGCCTCATCGCGAGGCCCTTTTCATTTGCGCTGCATAGCTCCGAATTAATTGATTGACGATGTCGTTTTATCGGTTTCTCACCAACCTCTGAGAAAGCCCCTCTTCGGAGGGGCCGACAGGATTCCCTATGAAGATCGCCATCTATGCCCGCGACCAGCACGTCGCCGCCGAGGCCCTTGCCGCTGGCCTGAAACTGCATGGCCATCGCGCCATCTTCCGTTCGCTGCCGGACTACGGCGACAACTGCCAAGAACAGTTCGATCTGGTCATGGTGGTGGGCCTGCGCGGTCGTGGACAGCGCATCTTCAGCGAATACACCGGGGCTGGCGTTCCGGTGGTGGTGGTCGATTACGGCTACCTCAACCGAGTTAATGGTGTCGACGACTATGTCGACGGCCACTGGCAGGTCAGCCTGGGCGGCCTGAACATGATCCCGGCTTTCGAGTGTCCGCCGGACCGCTTTGAGGCGCTGGGCCTATCCATTCAGCCTCCGGTTGAGAGGAATGGTCCTGTCGTGCTCTGTGGTCAGGCCGTGGGCGATGCTGCGCACCCCTTCGACACTCAAGAGAAACTGGATGAGTGGATTGCCAGTGTCCCGCATGATGAATTCCGGCCCCATCCGCTGGCTGGAGGTGAAGTTGAGCCGCTGGAAGATCTTTTCGCGCGTGCCAGTAAGATCGTCACCTGGAACAGCAATATCGGTCATGACGCATTGCTCGCCGGTGTACCGGTGGAAGCTCATGGGCCGGCACCATATGCCAATGTGGAGCTGAAGGACCGCGAGGCCTACTTCGCCCGAGTTGCCTATGGCCAATGGACGATCCCGGAGATGGAAGAGGGCCTGGCTTCTGCCTTCGTGCTGGAGAAGCTGCTTGGCCAGCCGGGGGAGGTTGCTTCGGTCAATGAGCCGGACAACACTCTGACCGAGACCGAGACCGAGACCGAGACCGAGACCGAGACCGAGACCGAGACCGAGACCGAGACCGAGACCGAGCAAGCGCTGACCGTGGTCCAGAAAGGCCGCGGCAACTACTCCGTCTTGCGCGCCGATGGTTCAGTGGTCGCTGAAGGCCTGAAGAAGGCTGCCGCCGACGCCCTGGCGAAAGGTGAGGCCTGATCATGGCGCTCGTCATCGAGACCGGCGCAGGTCTGCCTGATGCCGATTCCTTCGCCACCGTGGATGAGTTGGCGCAGTTCGCCAGCGACTACGGCTGGACTATTCCGGATGACACCACCGCGCGCGAAGCGATCCTGCGCCGCGCCGGCGTGGCCATGTGGGCAATGGAGTGGGTCGGCAGCCAGCTTCATGACGAGCAGGGGCTGCCCTGGCCGCGTTACTACACCGTTCGCCGGGGCTTCATGGCGGACGGCTCCTCATTGCCGCGCAATATCAAGATGGGCCAGATGGCTTTGGCCTGTGAGATCCATCAGGACGATATCGATCCTCCCGAAGGGCGTACCGGCGCGGTCACCGAGGAGCGCGTAGAGGGTGCTGTTGACGTCAAGTACGCCGCCATTACCGGCTATAAGGCCAAGGCTGCGGCAGGGCGCCAATCTGATGGCTTCTTCGCCAAGTACACCTTGGGCCCATATAACGGCCGCCTGGTGCGTGCATGAGCGCCTTCTACGATCGCATGGCTGCCACGGCGCTTCGCCTGATCAGCCGGTTCGGCTCAGAGCAGACGCTACGCGACGTTACGCCTGGCTCCTATGACCCGGTGAGCGGCGAAACCACTGGCGACACACCAATCAGCCAACCTGCCCAGTTGCTTCTGCTGGACTACACCTTGCAGGAGTCAGGCCAACAATATGCCGAGGGCTCCGAGATCCGCCAGGGCGACAAGAAGATCATCATCGCTGCTAAAGGATTGGCCTGGCCGCCGGCGCTGACTACTCGCATCGACGTTGACGGTGTGCTCTGGCAGGTCGTGAGCGTGAAGGAAGCGAATCCCGCGGGAACCCCGCTGGTGTACTTCTGCCAGGGGCGCAGGTGATGAGCTTCACCAGTGACATGGATGATGCGGTCAAGAAGATCATCGCCGCCCACGACAAGATCGCCCGTGCCGCGACCATCGACTTCTTCAGCGGCACCGTGAAGGACACCCCGGTTGATACCGGCAGGGCTCGCGGGAACTGGGTGACCACAACCGACACGCCTGCCCAGGGCGAGATCAGCCGCGAGGACAAGTCCGGCTCGTCCGTCATCTCCGAGATCGTGGCGAAGACGCCCGAGGGCGCCGGTCAAGAGACCTTCATGTCGAACTCTCTGCCCTACATCGAGGATTTGGAGTACGGCAGCAGTAAGCAAGCCCCGAATGGCATGGTGCGCCGCAATCTGGCTCGCGTGCAGCGCATCGTCGACAAGGCAATCGCCAAGTTCCGAGTCTGACCAATGTCCGAAATCAAGATCAACGCTGCCATGGTTGCAGGACTAGCGGCGGCCTCGCTCGGCCTGCCAATCGCGAACGAAGGGAAGAGCTTTACGCCGCCCAACGTATCTTCGCCTTGGGCAGCATGGTTCAACATCCCTGCGAGCACTGACGTCGCATCTCTCGGCGCTGGGGGCATGGACGAGACTGTCGGAATCTTCCAGGTTGACCTGAACTACCCGCTCAACGACGGCACCGGCAACATCCTCTCCGCCGTGCAGAAGCTCCGCGACTACTTCATAGCCGGCCGCCGCTTGGTCTATCAGGGCCAATGCGTGAAGGTCGAGCGCGTCACCCGCAACAACCTCCGGCCGGTCAATGGCTGGCAGCAGATCAACGTCTCCATCTACTACAGCGCCAACACCATCCGCCCGGAGGTATAACCCATGGCCTGCTTTGCCAACGGCTCTGCCGTCAAGCTCTACTACGTCCTCGAGGGCGCCACCAAGACCGCCTCGACCATCAGCGCAGCTGCTTCGGATTCCAGCTACAGCGACTCCGGCAGCGGGTTCCTGACTGCCGGCTTCGCTGTGGGCCAGATCATCACCGTCTCCGGCTTCGCCAATGCCGCGAATAACGGCAAGCGCAAGATCGCTACCGTTGCGGCCGGCAAGATCACCGTGACCAACGTGGACGGTTCTGCCGTCACCCTGGTGGATGCTGCCGCCAGTCCGGCCATCACCATCGTCATGGAAGGCTCGATCCCGGGTAATCCCCAGTTCAAGCCGATCCGCTTCGTGTCCGAAGGCCTGAGCCCGAACATCAACCAGATCGAGTCGGCCGAGATCAACCAGGCTCGCCAGCGCGCACCGAGCCGCGGGGGCACCTATAGCGTCCAGGGCGAGATCGCGGCAGAAGTGAGCTTCGGTAGTTTCGATGACCTGATCGAGGCGGCCCTGCAGGGAACGTGGACTGGCGACGTTCTGGAGGTCGGCTCCGTGGAGCGCTCTTTCGCCATCCTCGAGCGCCACACTGACATCGGCGCCGACTACATCTACCGCGGCTGCCGTGTGAACACCCTGAACATCACGGCGCCACTGGGAGACAAGGCCGGCATCACCTTCGGCATGATCGGCACCAAGGCTGAACCCTATACCGTGCCGGGTGGCGCCACCTTCGCGGCAGCCACTACCAGCGACATGATGGTGACCACCAATGGCTCCTTCACCGAAGGCGGCCAGGTGATCGCCTACGCCACAGAGTGGAACCTGACGCTCGACAATGGCATGGAAGCGGCGTTCTCGCTGTTTCAGCGCGAGGCCTACTGCGTCACCAATGGCATCGCCGCGGTAAGTGGCACCATGAACGCCTACCTCAAGGATGGTTCCCTGTGGGCGAAGGCGCTGAATGAGACCGAGACGAGCCACACCGTCGTGCTGGAGGAGGGTGTCGATAGCTACACCATCGAACTTCCCAAGGTCCGCTATACCCAGGGACAGAAGCAGGTGGGCGGTCCGGGCGCGGTGATCCCGCAATACACCTACTCGGCGGGCTTCGACGGCACCACCACCCTGCGCATTACGCGGAGCTGATGATGACCGGATGCAAAAGCCCCGCCTCTCGCGGGGCTTCGTGCATCTAGGCCCAGGTGCTGGCCGTCTGCTACATTCCTTCCGGTCTATGACTGGGAGGGATGCAAATGGCTTTGGTGAAATGCAAGGAGTGCGGGAATCAGGTCTCGACAAAGGCCAAGGCCTGCCCTACGTGCGGGGCGAAGCCACGCAAGACTGTAGGAACTTTGACCGGTCTAGTAATAATTGGATTGGCCATTTTCATTTTCTCCAAGATGTTCGCTGATGGCGGCATCCCTCGCACGCCGAGCGCACCGAAAGAGGTTGTTAAGGCTGACCCGTGCGACGACACCACAATGGCGTTTGTAATGTCGCAAGACTTCGTAAAACGGCAGCTCAAGTCGCCTACAACTGCTGATTTCCCCTATGTCACTAGTGATGGAGTTTTTGTAAGCAAGCTCCCTGGGTGCAAGTTCGAGGTTAGCGCCTATGTTGACTCTCAAAATGGGTTTGGAGCACAGATCAGGACTAGGTACGTGGCCATATTGGAGAGCTTTGAAGGCGGTAAGTCATGGCGATCGCATGGCGTCAAATTCCAGTAACCACGAACCTCCAGTCGAACTACTAGAACCCCGCCAAGCGCGGGGTTTTTCATGCCCGGAGAAAAAATGACCGATATCGACTCGTTCAAGACGCGCACTCGCGCAAATGATGGGATCAGGATAAATCTCTTCCACCCCGGCGGCGCCCCAAGTGAACACTGGATTCAGGTTCGCTCAGTTTGGTCTGATGACTATCAAGAGGCCAGGATGGAGTTGATCCGCCAGGCCGTAGAGGATGGTCGGCGGGCGGCGAATGCCGAAGGCGATGAGGCAATTGAAATTCGTCGCGAGGCTGAGCGCAAGCGCAGGGCAGTGGCTGCCGCATCCCTCGTGGCTGGATGGTCCTTCGACATTGAGTTCACTCGCGAGGCGGTAATCGACTTTCTCTTGGAGGCCCCACAGATTCTCAGCCATGTTGAACGCATAGCGGAGGATGACCGTCGTTTTTTCGGGAAAGAGTTGGTCAACTCGCAGACTGGGGAAAGTCAGAGCTGACGCTGCTTAGGCCGCCACCAGGCTCTGATAGGCCGTTGCGCGAACACTTGGAAAAGATCTGGAAGGTAACTGGCGACAAGCCAAAAGAATTGGTCGAGCAGCCAGAGTGCCCCAGGGATATTGCATATCTATGGGAGTGGTTCTGGCAGCTCCCGCATCCTTTTAACTTCACCGAACTTCACTTCTGGTCACAACTCACCCGGCGCAACTTGCGCGCATGGGAGGCTGAGGTGCTGTCGGATCTACAGCGAGTCTGGGTATGACTGAATATGCCAAGCTTGTAGTCAGTGTCGATAGCCGCCAAGTGCGAACTGCCGATGGTGATCTGAGCAAACTGACCCAGACCGCGGGTAAAACAGAAGGCGCGACTGATCAACTAGCTGGTGCCTTCAGGCGTTTAGCTGGTCCGCTGGCGGCGATTATCAGTGTCCGTGAGATAGCCTCTGCGGCGGAGTCATATACCAACCTGACGAACCGTCTGCGCCTGGTTACTGATTCCACCGAGCAATTGGTAGCTGCCCAGGATGCGGTATTTCAGATCGCGCAGAACTCCCGCCAGCCTCTGAGTGCTACCGCTGAGTTGTATCAGCGGCTGGCGACGAATGCTAAGGAACTAGGGCTTTCTGCTGCTGGCGTCGAGGGAATCGTAGCGACTGTGAGTAAGACGCTAGCTATCAGCGGAACTACTGCTGAAGGCTCTGCGGCAGCCCTTACCCAATTGGGCCAAGCCTTCGCTGCAGGATCGCTGCGTGGCGATGAGTTGAATTCTGTACTTGAGCAGGCGCCGGCCTTGGCCAAGGCTCTTGCCGATGGGCTTGGTGTGACGGTTGGCGAACTGCGTAAGCTCGGATCTGATGGGAAACTCAGCTCGGAGAATTTGATTCAGGCGCTCCAGAAGCAGGGCGATGCCGTGGATCAGTCCTTTGGAAAGTTGCAGACCTCCGGCGGCCAGGCTCTGACCGTGCTAGGCAATAGTTTTACTCGATTGGTAGGTCAACTGAACGATGCAAGTGGAGCCGGAACCATTTTTGGTGACACGATTCTCAGCATCTCCCGATACATAGATTCCGGCGCAATCACCGATGGATTGGTTGAGTCATTTAATATCTGGTCGCAAACGTTCTCGGCTGCTAGCGAGGACTTGGCGGGGCTTGGCGCCGATTTTGATGCACTAGAAGGTGCAGGTAGCGATACCGCTTCTTTCCTGGCTGATGCCTTCAAGGAAATGCCGGTCAATCTGCGGGCCGCTGTGCAGGTCGCAACAATTGAAATCTCCAGCTTGTTCGATAAAGCGGTTGCCTATGCGAGGTATGCAGGGAAGGCGGTTAAGGCGGCATTTACGGATGCCACTGAGGCTCAGGCTGCAAGCGAGTTGGAGCAGACGCTTATCCGCATCAACAGCGTGCGTGAGGACAGTCTGACCGATGTGATGGGCGAGCGTGATGCCATTCTCCAATCAGCGCAGGCAGCTCGCCTGAAGGCTGAGGAGGAGCGAAAGGCGCGTGATGCAGCTCGCGCAGCTCGCCAGAAAGAGATTGAAGACCTGCGCAAGAACCTGCAAAACAGGACCATTAACCTGAATGGTGCTGGAGATGCCGAAAAGGCTGCGAAGGAGGCCGAGAAAGCAGCCAAGCGTCTTCAGGATCAATACAACTCTGTTGAGCAAAACCTGGCCCGCCAAATAGCGCTATATGGCCAGACCACCGAGGTCTCCAAGGTTCGCTATGAGACCGAATATGGTGAACTCTCCAAACTGAGCGAGCAGCAGAAAGACCGTCTCTTGGGGTTGGCCAAGGAGCTTGATGCCAAGGCTGACCTGGTGGAGCAGGACAAGCTACGCCTGCAGATCCTCCGGGAAACCGGCCAGGTGCGTGCTGCGGATGAGCTCCAGTTCGAGCTCGACTATGCCGAGAAGATGGCGCAATACGAGAAGGACGGTAATACGGCGGCGCTGGCAAGGCTGAAGACGCTAAAGGCAATCCAGGACGCCAATCGCGAGGCCGACATCAAGCCTGGCACCGTGGAGGGCGTTTCCAAGGCTCCGCACACGTCCGGCCTGGACGCCGACGTCGGTGGCGCCAGTAGCGAGTTGATCAAGCTAGACGAGGAGACCAAAGCGCTTCAGGACTGGCGAGACAGTGAGCTCAAGAAGCAGCTTGAATACCTTGATGCCAAGGCCATCAACGAAGAGGAATACGCCAAGCGGGTGGCCAACATCCACCAGCAAGCCGCAGATGAGCAGAGCGCCATCGAGGCTGCGAAGAACTCCGCCTTGCTGGCCGGTGGAGAAAGCCTATTCGGAAACCTTGCTGGCCTGACCAAGGAATTCGCCGGCGAACAATCCGGGCTCTACAAGGCGATGTTCGCCATCCAGAAAGCGTTCTCCATTGCCCAGACCATCGTCAACACGGAAACGGCTGCAACGGCCGCGATGGCGCCTCCGCCGGTCGGACTGGGGCCAGTCATTGGCGCCCCTTATTCCCAGGTAATCCGAGCCATGGGCTACACCTCGGCCGCACTGATCGGAGCCACCGCCATTGCTGGCATGGCTCACGATGGCATCGACAACATTCCCAAAGAAGGCACCTGGCTGCTCGACAGGGGAGAGCGGGTAGTCGACAGACGCACCAACAGCGACTTGAAGGACTTCCTCAACCGGCAGGGGAACACCTCGACGACCACCAACAGCAAGGTCAACAACATCAGCCTCAACGTCTATGGCATCACTGATGCGAAGGGCATGCAGGAGTCCACTGCGCGCCTGGCCCGTCGGGTGTCGAGTGCCGTTAGCAAATCCGACAGGTACGCGTGATGGGAGAGTTTCTGGAAGAGCGCCTGGCCGAGAATATCGACTATGGCAGTGGGTTCGGTGCGAGCTATGCGGTCAGCACCGTGACCACAGCTGGCGGCAACGAATACCGGTCGATGAAGCATCCCTTCATCAAGGCGCAAATGACCATCGAGTTCGAGCGCCAGACGAACTTCATCATCAGCCAGATCGTGGACCTGAACAACCGAGCCGGCGGCACCTACCGAGGCTTTCGGGTGATGCATCCGGCCGATTTCTCGACGAATGACTACCGCGGTGCGCCGAGTGCATTCGACCAGGCCATGATCCTGGACAACCCCACGGCCCCAGGTGTGTACCAGCTAATGCGCTGGTACGGCGATAGCTCTGATCCGTCATGCATCCGCCGAAGGATTCGCAAGCCTGTAGCCGGAACGGTCAAGGTCGGTATCGGCGGCCAGATCCTTCCGGTCGCGCAGTGGAGCGTCGACAACACCACCGGTCTGGTCACCCTGGCGGCGAACAAGGCCAGAACCATCACCGCGATCAGCAAGGCGAGCAGTGCTGTCATCACTGTGGGTTCGCACAGCTTCACCATCGGTGATTCGGTCGTGATTGCGGGCGTTGTCGGGATGACGCAGATAAACGGCCTACGCGCGCTGGTGACAGGCGTCAGCGGCACAACCATCACCGTCGCGATCAACTCCACGGGGTTCAGCGATTACGTCAGCGGCGGGGCAGTGAATACCCGGCCGCAGACTGGAGAAGCGGTTACTGCGGGATGCCAGTTCGACATCCCCATGCGCTTCACCGCGGACCTTAGCAGCAGGTTCTCCAACTGGGACACGATCGACGCGGGGAGCATCGACCTCCTCGAGATCTTGAATCCGTAACTGCCGAAACCATGAATCTGGCATTCGCAATGGAGGCTTAGGCGGATCGGCAGGCGGCCGGACAGTTGGCCTCCTACATGGACAGAAACCCTCACTCCAACCCAAAAGCAAAAGCCCCGAGCGCTCGCAACGCCCGGGGCTTTCTGTTTCCACCCCATGTCAGACCCATGAGGAGAACATGATTGGATTTTAGCAAGATCGTACGAGAGGTGCGAATGATGGCGGACAAGCTGCCAGCCCTGCGGTTCTGGGGAATATGGCTGATCTTCCTGATCGCTGCCGCCGGCTATGCAGCCGGGAACATCCCCTGGGACAAGATTCTCTAGTCCATCCCATCTCGACGAACGAAAGCCCGCCAAGTGCGGGCTTCGTCGTTTCTGGAGCCCTATGAAACCACACGTCGCAGACTGGAAGACGAGGGTTTACTGCGCCCGCATCGTGGCCGAGAACGGCACCATAGTGCGCCTGGCGGCTTACCCGACTGACCTCGTGATGAGCAACGGAACGGTCTATTCGACCGAGTCTGGCTACGAGTTCAGCGGACTGGACGCGACCGACAGTATGTCGCCGTCGAGCGTGGACCTGACCGGGATTCTGGATCACGGGATCACCCGGGAGCAGCTGGCCACTGGCGTTTTCGACAATGCTCGCTGCTACGTCTTCGCCACTTCCTGGAAGGCGCCCATCGAGGACGAAGAGCCGCTTGGCGTCATGATACTCGGCAAGACCACACTTACCGACGACGCCTACAAGGCGGAGATGATGAGCATCGTGGATGCGCTCAACCAGTCTGTTGGTGCGGTGTTCACTGCGCAGTGTCCCTACACGCTGTTCGACCAGACGCTGGATGGGCGGATCATCGCATCTACCCGTAGCCGTTGCACCGGCCCCCGTTCCAACCCGGATGGACCGAACATCAACGACTACAAGGTCAGCGGGACGGTTACTGGCGTCACCAGTCAGTACACCTTCACTGACGCTTCCCGGGCTGAAGCAGATGACTGGTTCACCGCCGGCCAGGTGATGTTCACCACTGGGCTCAATGCCGGCCTGAAGCCGCAGCAGATCAAGTCCTCTACCTCTGCCGGCGTCATCACCACGCACGAGCCGTTCCCCTATGCCATCGCGCCTGGGGACGCCTACGTGATGATTCCCGGCTGCCGGAAGCGGCTGATGGAGGATTGCGTCGGGAAGTACAACAACGGCCTGAACAATGGTGCGCAACCCCACATGCCGACCTCTTCCGAATCTGGAGCAGTGGGGAGGGGCGCATGACTCGCGACGAGATCGTCTCTGCCGCCCTGGAGGCTGAGGGAACGCCGTTCTGCCATCAAGGGCGAGTGGTTGGGCTTGGGCTCGACTGCGCGGGCCTCTACGTCTTCGTCTGCCAGCGCCTGGGCATTCCCCATCGTGATGCCCAAGGCTACCCGCGCACGCCATTCGACGGGGAGTTGGAGCGCCAGATGGATGCCCAGCCGTCCCTGCAGCGCATCGCCGTCTCCGAGGCGCAGAAGGGGGACATCTTGCTGATGCGCATGACCAAACAACCCCAGCACATCGCTATCCATGCCGGCGAATACCGCGGCCATCCCTACGTCATCCATGCCAGCGAGCAGCACGGGAAGGTCTGTGTCCATCGCCTGGATTCGACCTGGTTCGGCCGTGTCGTTCGTGCATATCAATTTGAGGAAGTGCAATGAGTACCGGTCAGCTCGCGGGAGGCGTTGCCGGAGGAATTGCTGGCGCCCTGCTCATAGGCTCAGGGGTTGGGATTGCCGGCGGCGTCATCATCGGCGGACTCCTTGCCGGCCTTTCCTCCGCACAAAAGACTGTTATTGAGATCGGCAAACGATCAGATCGCACGTTCCAGGGCAGCGAGTACGGCGGCGACATTCCGCGCGTCTACGGCACTGTCGGCCTCTCCGGCAGCCAGATCATCTGGATGGAGAATAACCAGCTCAAGGAAGTCGTCAAAAAGAAAAAGTCAGGCGGGAAGGGGGGGGCTTCGACCGTCACCAAAACCTACAGCTATTACGCCACCTTTGCCCTGATGCTCTGCCAAGGCGAGATCGCCGGCATCCGTCGCATCTGGTGCTCCGACAAGCTCATCTACAACGCCGGCAGCGATGACCTGGAAACCATCATCGCGAGCAACCAGGCCGCGAAGGGATGGAGGCTGTACCGGGGGACGGATGATCAGTTGCCCGATCCGCGCTATGAGGCTGATGTTGGCGTTGGGAATGCGCCGGCCTTCCGCGGCTATACCTACATCGTTTTTGATGACTTCGCCCTGGCCGATTACTCGAACACGCTGCAGGCGGCGCAGTTCAAGGTGGAAGTTGTTAATTCCGCTGAAACCAGAACGAGCATTCTGTATAGAGAATCAATAAGCTATCCAAGTCAATCTTCTGTATTCATTTTGTTCAATAAAAGATCTGCAGAAATAGCAAGGACTGCATTCAGGGCTAACATTGATACAACTCCAGAAACTATTGATGTGTATAGAACGTCTGGTATTTTTCGAGAGCCATTTCCGCTTGGCGGACAATATAGTTCAGATCTGGTAGCTGTTGGCGATCTTGACTATGCACTTATGCCATTAACCAATGATAGAGTTGTTACAAACATAGGGGTATTTGCTACATATCCAGCGCTCTCTGGCGCCAAAAAAGCATATTACGATGACGGTCTCATGTATGTTCTGGCAAGCTCGGATGGCACTGTCTATGTCAGAGACATAATCGGAGCTGTTTCTCACGCTAGCGATGCATCAGACTATCTGACGTTTACTGTTGGGGACGCATATGTATATGCATTGACTGGCGAGCGAATAGATATCTTGTATAAAGAGAGTCTTTCGCTGCTTAGTAGTGCTCCATTTAGTTCAGATTTTACTGTATCGGGAATTACCTATTGTTCATTTGATGATGGTGTTCTTTGGGTTCTTCCTCAAGAGGAACACCCTATTTTGCAGGGGTATGATGCATCTACCGGAGAAAGAACTCATCGTATTGAAAGTGATGATTTCGCATCACTTGGAATTGGTGGGAATGGACAGCCAGGGATTGTAGTTGATGGGGTGATATACCGAAGAGGTGGGAGTGGTGATTCTCCAATTCAGGTTATAGCATTCTCAATACAAGTTGATGCCAAAGTAGATCTTGAAGATGTTGTCTCATCAGAATGTTTGTTGAGCAATCTAATCGCGCCGATAGATCTTGATGTCAGCCTGCTGACTCAAAGCGTTACAGGATACCGAGTTTCAGGCGGAACGATTCGCTCAGTCATCGAGCCGCTTCAAGGGGCTTATCCGTTCGACGTTGTTCCCTCCGGCTACAAGATCAAGTTCATCCCGCGCGGACAATCGTCGGTGATGACGATCCCCTGGGAAGATCTTGCGGCAACGGATGGGGATGAGATTGGCGACTCGCTGCCGTACTCGCGTGAAATGGACTCCCAGCTTCCGCAGAAGGTCAGCATTACGGCGCTCAGTTCGGATCGTGAATATGGCTCCAGCACCCAGTATTACGAGCGCCTGAACACTACTGCGGTAAACACAGAAGACCGCGATATCCCACTCGTTCTGAGCGACGATGAAATCGCGCAGATGGCCGAGAAGCTTCTGTTTCTCCGCTGGCTTGAGCGCGATGACTTCGACTTCTCGCTACCACCCAGCTATCTCGCTATTGAGCCATCTGACGTTGTCATGGTCGAGGCTAAGTTTGGTGACTTCGAACTGCGCCTGGCTGAAATCAACTATGAGTCGGACGGTCGGCTGACCTGCAAGGCCAAGCTGAACAATGCAGCCATTTATATTAGCAATGCTATTGGCGCCACTGGACCAGGCCCTGATGGCACGATTCCGCTAACCGGCGAATCCATCGTCGTTCTAATGGACATCCCGGTCGTCGATGAGACCCTGCAGAACAGTCCAGGGTTCGTGGTGGCGATGTCCGGCTACACCGATGGCTGGGGTGGTGGCGTGCTGGTTCAGTCGCCGGATGGCGGCCAGACATGGTCAGACCTGCAGTCCTTCCAGGGGAAGTGCACCTTTGGCACCACGATGGATACGTTGCCGGCGAGCAATTGTACGGTGATTGACCAGAGGGTGCTGACCGTCTCGCTGATCTCCGGAGAGCTCGAAAGCATTACTCGCGACCAGATGCTGGCGGGCCTCAACTACGCCGCGTATGGGCGCGATGGGCGCTGGGAGATCGTTCGCTTCCAGACCGCCGCACTGCAATCCGACGGTACCTATCGGGTCAGCGGCTTCGTGCGCGGTCAGCGCGGCACCGAATGGGCCTCCGGGCTTCATCAGCGCGGCGATTACTTTGTGCTGCTGGACGACCCGGACAATGCCTTCATCGGCATGCCGGTCGAGTCCATCGGCACATCCAGGCTTTATAGGGCGATCACCTCTGGCGCGACGATCGACAGTGCCTCTGACCAGGCGTTGATCTACCGCGGCGTCAATTTGGAGTGCCTGAGTCCCGTATATGCCAAGGGGGCTCGCGACGGCTCCAGCAACTTCAGCGGCGCATTCACGCGCCGTTCGCGGCTCAGCAGCAGCTGGTGGACTAATGGCGTCGTCGCCCCCATTGGCGAAACCACCGAGGCATACGAAATAGACGTTATGTCGGGCTCGACGGTGAAGCGGACCATCGCCGTCACCTCGCCGGCCTGGTCTTATTCCGCCGCCAACCAGGCGACCGACTTTGGTACACCGCAGTCTTCGATCACATTCCGTATTTATCAACTCTCGACCGTTGTGGGCCGAGGGTACCCACTCGAGGTAACTCTCTGATGGCAACGACTGAAAAGCTCGGACTTGAGCTTTTGGCGAACAACGCGGCCAACCAGACGCTGGCGAATCTGACGTTTGCCACCCTTAACCAGGTGGTGCAACTGACGATTCTGGACAAGGATCTGTCCACCCCACCAGGTTCCCCGGCAGACGAGGCGGCGTACATCGTCGCCTCAGGCAACTGGGGGACGGCGTCCAGCAAGGCCGGCCAGATCGCCTGGTGGTCGGATTCTGCTGGCGCCTGGCAGTTCATTGCACCGAAGGTCGGCTGGCGGGCATCCGTCATCGATGAGCTCGACGCGAACGGTGTCGCCCGGGTCTATGGCTATACCGCCTCAGGCTGGGCGCTGCCTGAGGCTGGAGGAGGCGGGGCGAGTGGCCTCACCCTATCGTCGAAAAGCACGGACTATACGCTGGTGCTTTCCGATGCCAACACCGGAATCTTGCACCCCTCCGCCGATTCCACGGCGCGAACCTTCACCATCCCGGGGAATGCTTCGGTGGCGTTCCCCGTAGGCACGGCCATCAGCTTCATCAATCAGAACGGTGCCGGTGTTGTGACTATCGCTATCACCACCGACACACTACGCCTGTCCGGCGCAGGGACTACCGGCGACCGAACCTTGGCCGCCAACGGTGTCGCTACGGCGATCAAGCTGGCTAGCACTGAGTGGCTGATCAGCGGGGTTGGCCTGACATGAATCCGCATCAGATGCTGCTGATGAGCTACGGCGCCACCGAGGACCCAGGCGATTCCATGTCGGTGGTCGCCGGCGACACTGCCTATGCCGGGTCGGCCAGTACCTCGGTCACTGCCTTGGTTCCTGCAGGCGCTGAGGCTAACGATCTATTGCTGGCTTTCGTGGTTACGTTCCATTCAATCATTTCCGCACCGGCGGGGTGGACACTGGTCGATTCGCAGGTGAACCCGTTCGCAGGCGGTGGCCTGGATACCATTCTGAGCATCTACTCCAAGACCGCCCTGTCTGGTGATACCGGAGCCTCTGCCACTTGGTCCTATGGCACCGCTCAGGTATCCGGCGCGGTGATCCTGGCCATCCACAAGGCCAACTCGACCACGCCTACGGTCGACAGCACGGCGAAATCCACCCAGGACCTTTCGGGCTCGACCTTCGCAGCTGCACCTATCACCGCATCTAATGGGCAGATGATCATCGCATCCCAGTGCGCGATTTATGCGCTGACAGGAACCCCGACGAGCTATTCCTGCCCGCCAGGATTGACCCAGCACACTCCCTCCAGCGTCAACGACAATCGGCTATGCGTGGGCTCAAAAGTGAGCGCTGCTGGCGAATCATTCACAGGAAACTTCACCAACAACGGATATGGCGGAGCCGTCACTCAGGAAGTTTCATCTATCTCACTGGTGATTAGCCCATGAAGCCCCTAACCGAGCAGCAGCTGCTGCAGATCCTCCCCAACGCCGGCCCTAGAGCCGGCGTTTTCGTTCATGGAGCCTGACTATGCCTCGAATCAGTGCTGCCCAAGCGGGCGGAAAGAACGTCTGCGCCTTCCTCGACATGCTGGCCTGGTCGGAGGGAACGCGGACCAGTCGCTACACAAAAGACGACGGCTATGACGTGGTGGTTGGTGGGATCAACTCGCCGAACACTTTCAGCAGCTATGCCGATCACCCGAACATTCTGGTGACGGTGAACAAGCAGGGCCTGAAGTCCACCGCCGCCGGGCGCTACCAGTTGCTGTTCCGCTGGTGGAAACCGTACCGCGACTTGCTGCAGCTGAAGGACTTCAGCCCGGAGAGTCAGGACCGCGTGGCCATCCAGCAGATTCGCGAGCGCGGGGCACTGGGTGACATCCAGGCTGGGCGGGTGCGCGAGGCTATCGCGAAGTGCTCGAATATCTGGGCCTCGTTGCCCGGGGCGGGGTATGGCCAGCGCGAGCACCGCATCGAGGACCTGGTGCAGCAGTTCCGTGCTGCCGGTGGGGTGGTGGCATGACCTGGCTGCTCAGCTACTGGAAGCCCTTGGTCCTGGCGGTGGCCATGCTCTGCGCCATCGCCGCCGGCTGGTTCTCTAACGGCTGGAGGCTGGGCCAGCAGATCGAGCAGCAGCAGGCCGCTTTCCAGGCCGACCTGAGCACGATCAACCTCGCCGCAGCCAAGGCACAGCAGGAAGCCAACGAACAGCGCCAGGCACTCGCCAAGGCCGTCCAGCAGGATTCCGCTACCCGATACCAGGAGTACACCGATGCCCAGCATCAGAACGCTCAGCTTCGTGCTGACCTACTCACTGCTCAGCGCCGGCTGTCAGTCAAGGTCAGTGGTTGCAGTGCCACCTCAGAAGTGTCCACCACCGCCGGCACCAGAGGCGTGGATCATGCAGCCGGTCGAGCCGACCTTGACCCGGGATCTGCTGATCGAATTGTCGCCATAGCCAACCGAGGGGACGATGCCATCCGGCAGCTGATGGCATGTCAGTCGTATGTGAAGAAGGTGGTGGGAGAATAGGGTGCCCAGAACGGGCTGGATGGGCCGGAAAACGCGTTCCGGAAGTGAAGCGGTGACCCCTTGTAGGATGGGGCTTTCATGGCATTGGCTGGCGTCTAGATTTCGGAACTCTGGCAGTGCTGCAGGCCGCGTAAATGCTGGGTTTCAATAACGGACTTGAAAACCGCCGGGTGTAACAGCCCCCAGAGTTCGAATCTCTGCGCTTCCGCCAT